TGAGGATGTCATTCCCAATACTCATCTAATACGTCCAATACATTATTTAGGATCATTTGTGCTGCTGCTCTCTCGTTGTCATTCCATTCAGGGTACCACTGATGACGATGCAGACCATCCTTCATACGCATTACCTTTGCTAGCATGGCGACTTTATTCAATCTTCCGTTCATAGGAGCTCAACCTTTCCTATAATTTAGCATAAAAAAAGGGGCGAAATGCCCCTTGTAAAGTGATATGTGTATATCCTGATACAGGATTACATAAGGTTAGCAACTCTAACTCTTCTGTAGTAAGCGTTAGCACCAATGTTTGTGCTGTGCTGTGGATCAGAGTTTGTAAGTGCTGTAAGTCCCTTAGCGAATGGGTTAAGAACCATGCCATAACGAGTTTTAAACCCGATACGTGGCTGGAATGTATCCTGACCAATCGCTCTGTACATCTGGAGAGGTACGTAAGGACAGTAGAATAATCCTGCGTCATATGCGTTAGTACCTTTGTAACCAACAACGTAGTATTGGTCAGCAGAAACGTTTGCAGAATAAGGGTCGATGTACACTTTGAATCTTCCGTTGATTGTACCAACGAATGTGTTTCCTGTGTCATCAATCTCGCCAAGTCCACCAACTGCTTGGTTGATACCTGAAGAGTAGTCTAGAACACCCGCCATAGCAAGAGCAGAAGCAACATCACTAGAAGTGATGATTACGTTACCCTTTCCTCTACGAGTCTCTAGTGCGATTGCGTTAGCATCTCTTTCGATCTGGAATAGTAGACCTTTGAATTTCTCAACAGACCATCTTCCATTTGAGTCAACGTCTAAGTCAAATACACCTGCATTTGCTGTGTTAACCTGAGCACCAGGCTTAGCACCTCTGTATACAGTACGTACAACTTCTCTGTTGATTTCAGCAAGGATCTCAGTAGAAAGAATGTTTGCTAGTTCAGACTCGGCATCTAATCCGTGGATAGCTTTCAAGTCTTGAGCAAGTTCAACTGAGTAGTCTGCTCTTAATGCTCTACCTTTAGCTTCAACAGCAATTCTGTCGATGCTGAACGCCATTTCCATGAACGCGGTAGAAGCTCCTTCTCCGAGAGATTCCATCTCAGATGAAGTAAACTTACTAGAAGCAAGGTCATAGTTACCTTCAGTAGTACCACCACCACTAGCATCGTTGATTAAACCTGGGTTCTTCTCAGTTGTTGCTGTTGGAGGAGTTCCACCTTGAGTACCAGAGAACTGTGCGTCTGGCTCGTCGAAGAATGCTTCGTTTCCTGACTGGTTCACATAGCGTGATCTCATTGCGAAGATCAAACCTGTAGGACCACTCATAGGCTGAACACCTGCGATGTCATAAGCAATAAGCTTAGGCATAGCACGACGAATCAAGCTAATAAGAATTGGGTCGAAACCGAAGTTAGCACCACTTTGTGTGGTAGGAGTGTTGATAGGACCTGCGTTAGTAGGTGCCTCTGTGAGGATATTCTTTTCCTCACGCATGAACCTTTCTTGGTTCTCTAGGAGTTGTGCGGTAACCGCTTTACGATAGTTATCCTTAATCTCAGGAAGACCATCATGCTTTAGTACGGGATTCCACTTCTCCTGTAGTTTTTCTGTATTGAACATTTTAAAATGTTAGTTTTAAGAGAGTGAATTAGATCCTTTTAGCGAGTTGCTCGACATATGCTGCCATGCTTTCACTAACAGTTTCAAGTTGTTTTTCTGCTTCTGGAGCAGATTCTTCTGAAGCAACCTCAGTTACGGTCTCAGTCTTTGGAGCACCAAAGTATGATTCCTTGATCTGACCTAGCTTCTCACGGTACGACTCGTCAGATTTGAACTCGACTGCATCGGCAAGGGATTTAAACTTATCCTTCTGGGTCTCAGCAAGACCTCTGGTAAGTTCACTCAAAATCTCATTTTTACGATAGGTACCCACTACCTCATGAAGTTCGACGTTCTTCTTAACCTGTTCGTTAAGTCGGTCTTCCATTTCATCTATTTTCTCGCTCATCTCAGCAGCAAGATCCAGTTTATCATCTGGAACATTGATGTTTGATTCGATGAACAATTTCCTTAATCCTTCCATGAACGTCTCAGTGACTTCAGTGCGGAGACCTTGCTCTACTGCAAGTTCGTTCTCCTTGAGCCACTCATCGCAAGCGTACTGGAGGAAATTCTCTACGCGGCCAGCAAACTCGTCTTTCATTGATTCGATTTCTTCAACGAATTTTGCTGCTGCTTGCTCCTTAAGGGAGTCAATCTTTGCTGCGACTCTTGCGTCAACAGCTGCTTCAAAGACAGTCTTTGCTTTTGCTGTGAAGTCTTCATCTAGATCAGCACCCTTAAGTACTGCTTCAATGTCTTCACTGCTGTCTTCAGTTACCACATCTCCTTCGACTTCCACGTCGTCAAAGATTTTAGCTGATAAAGCACCAGGCATTGAGGATGATGCACCAGATGGTTTCATCTTCAAGGTCTTGTCGCCTTCTACTCCTACAGGAGCTGCTGCTTTTTTACCAACGTTATCAGGACCTTCTGGTTTTTCCTTGGAAGAACCTCCTACCTCAATGGCAGAGTTCTTTAGGTCTGATTTTTGTTGTGGAACAGCACCACTGGTAATGGCAGTTTTACCTGTTGCTGCGTCTTCAGAAACTTCGGTTGTTGGTTCAGATGCTTCCTCAGCTACAGCTTCAGTTGCTTTCTTTTCCGCGATGAGTTTCTCAAATTTTTCATCTATTGTGGACATGGTTTCTCCTACGAAATAAGATCTGCGGTAATTTACTATTTTTATTTATAATTTATATACTTCTTAAGAAAGCCGCAAACGCGGAAATCTTTCTCTCTTGAAGTTCTTGTGGTGTAGGTGCGTTGTCAATAGCATCCTTGATTGCTTCAATCTGTTGCTCTTTGATCTTGCCATCTACAGTGACCCACTCACGTCCTTCGTATATACCTTCTACGAATGCATCAGGTGCTGAAGGATCTGCTACGATGTCCGCAGCAGTGGATAGAATGAAGTCGTCTGCTACCACAGAACAATTTCCTTCTTTCTTAATTGAACCGAGACCTCTTGATGATACTCCCAGTTGTACACCTTCTTCGAGTAAAGACTTTGCAATCTTACCCATAGGTGTTTCCATAAGTTTTGCCTTACCTATGAAGTTAGTACCTTCTGGGTAAAGTTCAACAATCTTATGTGACACTCTATCTAGGTTAAGTGTCGGACCTTCTGGATGACCTAATTCACCCAACGCTCTACCTCTGTTAACGAACTCCTCATTATACTTTGACACCTCACGATTCATGGTATCGAACTTGTACATTCTACCATTGCGGTTGGTGATCTCAGTTTGTAAGAATACTCCTTTGATGTAGGTTGATTTCTTACCGTCTTTTTCTTCGGTAAGAACCTCTATATCATTGTTCTGTTCCGTTATCAGTTTCATCAGATGGTTCCTCTAATTCAGCGGTAGGGTTTTCTAGTGCCTCTGGGTCAGGTTCCGCATTACCCTCATCAGGTACATGTGGAAACATCCTGTCAGCAACACCTTGCTTACTAGCGTCTACTGCCATAGCAGCTTTCACTTGAAGCATGTCTTTGAGTTTTCCCAGAGCATCAGCCTGGTCGTCGTTCCAAAGCAAATCAACGAGTTCTCGTTCTTGTGAAGGCATAATAAATGTGTTACGTAATGTTATTTATTACCATTCCCACTTTTAGCAGGGGTTCTGGTAGATCCAGAGGGGTTGGTAGTACCCTTCTCTGCCTGTGTTTTGATCTGTGCTTTCTTCATTTCCTTATCAAGTTCCGCATTATCTTTTTCATCATCCATAGCTTTCTGATCCATGGCGGTGACTTCTAATGGGTCTATGATCTTACCTGAAGAAATATCATCTTCCATCTGATCGTCAAGTTCTCGTTTCTCGACTTCAGACTGACCAAGAATTTGTGTACGTACGTATTCAGTTGAGAAGTAACGTCCCATGAATGGTTCCATGGCAGTGATTAGGTTAATCTTCTCATTTAACATTTCAATATTCTTAAGTTCTGTAAAGTGATTGTCATATAAGTAATCGTACTGTATATGCTCCTTCATCTCATCCCAGTCCTCTGGTGTGATTACACCTTTTAGAATGAGTTGAGTCTTAAGAATGTCTTGGAACATCTCACTAAATTTCTTGCGGAGTTTACCCACAAACTTAGTGAACTTCAGTTCATCACGCATGATCTCTGAAGATCTTCCAATATTAAATGTTGACTCTGAATCTAAACGACCAGCTGGTACATTTAGTGCCTTGTAAAGTTTAGTTTGGAAGTACTGGATGTCCGTAAGTTCTCCAAGATTTTGTCCACCTGGTAACGTAGTGATCTCAGTGCCTCGCCCGCCTTCTCTTCTGGGTAACCAGAAGTCTTCGAGCATTGACATGTATTTTCTGTCATCTCTAATCTCTCCTGTATTGGCATCGTAAACAAGTTTGTTTCTATAGCGACTCATTACCTCACGTAGGTACTGCTCCGCTTTCACCTTGGGTAGGTTTCCTACATCAATGTAGAAAATTCTACGCTCTGGTGCTCTTGATATCCTGTAGATAACAAGAGAGTCCTCGATCATCATGAGTTGATTAAGAACTTTGATTGCCTTATGTAAGTAAGACAATACTATATTCTTATTAGTATCAAGGATACCAGAGGTGACATATGTTATAGCATCTTTCGCAATCTTTATACCACTATTTGCGGAGGTGTTGCGTAATCCTTTGGGGTTGTATATAAAATATTCATCTACCTTTCCATAGTCTAGTGACTGGAACTGGTCTGCAGTCTTTGGAATCTTATTGATCTGTCTGACTTTCTTAATCTTTTGTGGATCTACGTAGCGGAGTTCGAGTATACCATCTTGAGGTCTCTGTAAATCAATGACCTTATGATAATACAAACGCCCATCAATGTACCATCTGCGGAACATCTCATGGGCTTTAGTATCAAATCCTATTAAGTTTTTAATATAATCGAACTCTGTTCTGATCATTTCTTTGACAGAATCACTGACATCTAAGTTTGCCAGATCTATCTGTACGGGCGAGTCGTTCTGATCTGTGACGATTGCCTCTTGTATGATATCTTCAATTGCACTGTCTACTTCAGGGTGCATCGCCATCATGCGATACTTAACCACCATGTCGTATTCAGTTTTAAAGTTACCGTCTAAGTCAACGTAGGTTCCATGATAACCTCCTGCGATGAAACTGGTAGCACCATCTTCATTCGTGGGGGCAACAGGAGAAGGAGCACTTTTCTTTAACTGCTCCTCTCTACGTTTAAACGAAAATCCGAATAACTCTGCCATAATATTGTGTGTTTGTACCTACTATTTAGTTAGGCAGTACCAACCCTTTTCATAGTGTTATCGCCAATAGATGTCTCGAAGTACTGGTAAGCAAACTCAACATCGAACTCTTCGTAAGAATCGTTGTTGTCATATGCTAGTGATACCTGTGAAACAGATACTGGGAATCCTTTAACTAATTTATACTCACGGATGTTCTTGAAATTAGATGCGGATCCATTAAACTTATCCATCTGAGTTACAATGATGTCCTGTAAGATAGAATCCATTCCTGCTGATGCTGTGTTAGCATCTACAGTGTTGGTAAGTTCAATCCACTTTTCATATGCACCACGAAGTTTGAATGCATCATCCATGTAGAATGTAGCAGTCCATGATTCAAAGGTTCTGTCGCCAGGTACCTTGATCACTCTACCACGGAAAGGTAGTTCTACAGTTCCTACAGTAGATGCAGGAAGAGCAGCACTCTTACACAAGTAAGTTTCTAAACCATCTTCTACAGATAGTCCACCTACAGATGGGAAGTTGTGTGTCACAGAGAACAGGTTAGGTCTAACTGCTCCCTTAATTCTAGACTGGAATTCTAATACGCCCAGTGCTTTGGTTTCAGCCATTGTTTAAGATCTCCTTGGGATTACTTCCTCGAAGCTAACACCAGTACGTGTAGCAACAAAGGTTAGTGTGATGAAGTTGATAGAGCGAGCAGGCTTGATGTAAATCTCAGCAACGAACTCATTCTTATCAATTAAATCAGGTGTGTTGTTGGAACTATCACATACAACTAAGAAGTCAGTGATACCACGACGTGCTTGAATGTCACGTAGGTATGGTTCGACAACATTGTTGAAGTTGTTTCTAGTAAATTCGTCATTTAGTTCAAACAATACTCCCTTCGCAGCATTTCCTATTGTCTTCTCTATGACGAGGAAGAGACGACGGACGTTGATGCGATCAAAGGCAGATGGTGAAGCGAGAGCTGTTTTGTCTCCGAAGAGTACGATACCTTGACCAGGTAGAGAAGTAATTGGGTTAATTCTCTTCTGATAAAGTGTGTCTCTTTCAGATTTCTTAGGTGAGTATGCTAGTTTAATAGCATTCTTGATTCCCCCACGGTTAAGTCCTGCGGGTGAGAACCATGGATCTCCTGCTGCTGTTGTGCTTGCACACAAGCCAGCAACGTCACCGTTACATGGGATCCATCTATACTTGTCAGCGAAGCGGTCATAAAGATACTTCCAACCACTATCGAAGACAGCGTAAGACGTTGAGGCGAATGAATCGAAGAATGAAACTATGTTATTAGTTTGTGTACCGCTATCACTTACTCCAATAACATTTCCTTTGTCAGGAGATATGAAAGCAACACAGTCCTTACGACTATTCACAATACTGATCAGTTTGTTTGCTTTTGCTTTTGTCTCTGTCTCAGTAGCACCACCGCCACCCATGATTAGGTAGTCAATTTGTACTGTCTCAGGATCAGCAAAGTAGTCATACCCTGCGATAATCTCTGCTTGAGTTAGAGAGAAGTCATCAGCACCACCAGTCAAAA